AACGGACGCGCCTAAGACCTTCTCGCAGGAGGAATTGGACGCCATCGTTGGCAAACGCCTTGCCCGCGAACAGCGGAAATGGGAACGAGAGCAAGCCCAGAAACAGGCTGAACTGGAAGCGCGGCGGGCGATGCCCGTTAACCCTCCCGCGCCTGACGATTTTGACAATGCTGCGCGCTATGCAGAGGCTTTGGCCGAGCAAAAAGCGCAGGAGATGTTGCGTCAGCGTGAAGCAGCCCAGCAACAGGCTAAATTGCTGGAGACCTACCATGAGAAAGAGGAAGACGCCCGCGGGCGGTACGACGACTTCGAGCAAGTCGCCTACAACCCCAGCCTTCCTGTGACTGATGTTATGGCCCAGTCAATTCAGGCTTCTGACACTGGCCCCGACATCATTTACTGGTTAGGGACCAACCCAAAAGAAGCCGCGCGCATCTCTAACCTTCCGCCCATTTTGCAGGCCAAGGAGATTGGTAAGATCGAGGCCAGATTGGCCGCCGATCCGCCGGTCAAAAAAACCTCAACCGCGCCCGCCCCTATTGCTCCGGTGACTGCGCGTTCGACTTCATCGCCTGCCTATGACACGACGGACCCTAGGTCTACAAAAACCATGTCAACGTCAGATTGGATTGAAGCGGATCGTCAGCGCCAGATCAAGAAGTGGGAGGCATCCCGCAACCGCTAAGTATAAGGATCAGCCACCGTGGCTAATTCACTTCTTACCATCGACATGATCACACGGAAGGCTCTCGAAATCCTCGAGAACAACCTTGTGATCACCCGCACCGTGAACCGCCAGTACGACGACAGCTTTGCCGTCGAAGGCGCGAAGATCGGCTCCACCCTGCGTATCCGTCTGCCAGACCGCGCTCTGGTGACCGACGGCGCCGCGCTGCAAGTGCAGGACGACAACGAACAGTTCACCACGCTGACGGTTTCCAGCCAGAAGCACATCGGTGTGAACTTCACGTCTGCCGAACTGACCATGCAGTTGGACGACTTTGCCGAACGCGTTCTCAAGCCGCGTATTTCGCAGCTCGCGTCCAGCATCGACGCGGACGTGGCCAACTCCTACAAGTCCATCTTCCAGTCCGTTGGCACCCCCGGCACGACCCCGGCGACCTCGCTGGTTCTGTTGCAGGCGCAGCAGAAGCTGAACGAGTCCGCTGCCGTCATGTCCCCGCGCTACGCCACGGTGAACCCGGCGGCCAACGCAGGGCTGGTTGAAGGCATGAAGGGCTTGTTCAACCCGGTCAGCACCATCTCCCGCCAGTTCAAGAACGGCCTGATGGGTGAAGGTATTCTGGGCCTTGAAGAACTGAACATGTCTCAGTCCATCAAGCAGCACACGACCGGCAGCCGCACCGGCGCGCATACCGTGACGACCACGGTGTCCACGCAGGGCCAGGCGACCATCAACATCACCGGCACCGGCTCGCAGACCATCGCCGCCGGCGACGTGTTCACCATTGCCAGCGTGTTCGCGGTCAACCCGCAGACCCGTGAATCGACCGGCTCGCTTCAGCAGTTCGTCGTCACCGAAGCCAACACGGCTGCTGGTGGCGCGTACACCTCGGTGAAGATCAGCCCGGCGATTTATACTTCGTCGAATGCTCTGGCCACTGTGGACAGCTTCCCGCAAGCCAGCGCGGTAGTGACGTTCCTTGGTTCTGCGTCCACGCAGTACCCACAAAACCTGATCTACCACAAGGACGCCATTTCCTTTGCGACGGCTGACCTTCTGCTGCCGCAGGGCGTGGACATGGCCTCCCGCCAAGTTCACAATGGCATTTCGCTTCGTGTTGTGCGCCAGTACGACATCAACAACGACCGTATGCCGTGTCGTATTGACGTTCTGTATGGCTTCAATACCATCCGTCCGCCGATGGCGGTTCGGATGTGGGGCTAATTGGTAGAAGATAGGAGAACACGAACATGGCACTTCCTTCTGTTGGTGGCGGCTATCAGTTCAACGACGGCAATCTGAACGAAGTCAAGATTTCCGTCGCTGCTGCGCCCGCTACCGCGACCGACAGCGCCACGCTGACCGTCGCGCAACTGACCAACGGCATCATCATCGGCACGCCGACGACGACCGCCGCGTACACCCTGCCGTTGGCATCCGACGTGGACGCCGCGCTCAACGCCTCAAAAGAGGGCACCACGTTTGACTTCCGCATCATCAACACGACGACCGCGGGCGTCATCACGGTGACCACCAATACAGGCTGGAGCATCGGCACCAGCGGTTCGCAGGGTTTGATGACCATTGCGGCCACCGCCGGCACCGTTCGGTCCTTCCGCGCGCGGAAGTCCAGCGATGGTGCGTGGGCGCTGTACGCGATCTCGTAAGCAACACGGCCCCTGCTTCGGCAGGGGCCAACCGTTAAAGGAGGTTTTCAATGCCGAATACCAAGCCTGTCGGTGTTGCTTTTTCGGACCCGGAATTGGTTTCGGGCACGACCATCACCGGCGCCGCTATTAGCGGTGGTACTATTTCTGGCGCGGCTATTTCTTCCCCTACTTTGACGGGGGCGTCGCTTAGTTTTGACGTTGCCAAGCCTGCGGCGGCCGGGTCTACCCGCGCTGACGCCACGGCTATGACGGCTTCGTTTAACTGGGTGACGGCGGCTGACGCTACCAAAGGCGTTATTCTTCCGGCGCCTACCGCTGGGCGCGTTATCGCGGTAAAGAATGACGACACAGCTAATGCTGTTCTGAAGGTCTACGCGCCCGGTAGCGCCAAGATCAACGGCGTGGCGGGCACTACGGCGTTCAGCATGGCGGCCAAAACCGCTTGCTTTTACGTCGCGTATGACACGACGGATTGGTTCTCTATTCCGCTTGTGGCGTCTTAACTTGATGGGCGGTCTTAACGCCGCCCATCTCCCCTAAGAGGTTTGCATGACAGTCATTTATCTTCAGCACCCAACCCACGGCACTAAAGTAGCCACGATGGAGGCCGAAGCAATTTATGATGAAGAATACGGGTGGATGCGCTATAACCCGGCTGCGCCGGCCCCTGCGCCCGGCCAGGAGCTTGCTAATGGCATGTCCCGCCGCCGGCGGCCGCGTGCGGTGAAGGAGAACGAGGACGATGGCGACGGCGGGTGATCAAATAAACGGGGCGCTGCGGTTGCTCGGGGTGCTGGCCGAAGGCGAAACTCCTTCGTCAGAAACGTCCCAAGACGCGCTTAACGCGCTCAACCAAATGATTGACAGTTGGAACACCGAACGGCTGACGGTGTTTTCGACGCAAGACCAAGTGGAAACCTGGCCGCCCGGCACATCATTTCGCACCTTTGGCCCGACCGGCGACATCGTAGGCGACCGGCCCATTTTGGTGGACGACGCCACCTATTTTCGTGACCCCGCTAGCGGCATCTCATACGGCCTTAAGCTGATCAATCAGCAGCAGTACAACGGCATCGCCGTCAAGACAGTTACCAGCACGTACCCGCAGGTGCTGTGGGTCAACATGACCTACCCGAACATTGAAATGTATGTGTACCCGGTGCCGACCAAGGTGCTGGAGTTCCACATCGTATCCGTGCAGCCGCTGTCTCAGCCGGCCAATCTAGCGACTGACTTGACGTTTCCGCCGGGGTACCTGCGGTGCTTCCGCTATAATTTGGCGTGTGAAATCGCGCCTGAGTTTGGCGTTGAGCCTTCGGCGCAGGTGCAGCGCATCGCTATGACATCCAAGCGCAATCTCAAGCGGATCAACAACCCCGACGACATCATGGCGCTGCCGTACAGCATCGTTGGCACCCGCCAACGCTATAACATCTTCGCCGGCAACTATTGAGGTGACATCATGACCACTGTAGCCATTTCCCAACTTCCTGAAGCCACCACTACGTCCGGCAGCGACGTTTATCCGTTGGTGCAAAGCAGCATCACCAAAAAGATTACGTTTACCAATCTGTTTGCTAACGCCACTGGCATTCCGATTATTGCGGGTACCACCGGCACACTTTCGGTCGCTCGCGGCGGTACGGGTGCCACGGCGGCCACGGGGACCGGCAATGTTGTTCTGGCTACTAGCCCAACTTTGGTGACGCCGGTTTTGGGTTCTGCATCAGCTACAACAATCAATAAAGTTACTTTTACAGCTCCCGCGGTGGGCGCCACGCTAACTATAGCCAACAATAAAACATTTACGGTCAATCATTCGTTGACTTTGGCCGGCACCGACTCAACCACCATGACGTTTCCGTCAACAAGCGCGACTATTGCGCGCACGGACGCCGCGCAGACGTTTACTGGCACGCAGACGTTTAGCGGCCCGATAGTAGGCGGCGCGCAGGCGCTGTCTGGGGCGGGCGCGGTCAACATTACGCAGTTGACCACCAAATTTACATCCACCGCTGCAGGCAACGCGCTTACGCTTGCTGATGGCGTGGAAGGGCAGATCAAGGTTATCGTGTACGTAGCCGAAGCGGCCGGCGGCGATACGGGTATCTTGACCCCCACAAACCTCGGCGCCGGTACCACAATCACGTTTAACGCTGTGGGCGACGCTTGTATTCTTCAGTATCTTGGTACCGATTGGTGGGCGGTTTCGCTCCGCGGCGCCGTATTGGCATAACCCGTGAAGACGCCGATCCTTGGCTCAACCTATGTGGCCCGCAGCGTCAACGCTGCGGACAGCCGCATGGTCAACCTGTTTCCCGAAATTGTACCCGAGGGTGGCAAGGAGCCGGCGTTTCTTCAACGGGCGCCAGGCTTGCGTTTGTTGGCGACGCTTGGCACCGGCCCGGTGCGCGGGCTTTGGTCTTTTTCAAATACCTCGGCGTATTCGTTTGCCGTTTCAGGTAACACGCTCTACAAAATAACGACCAGTTGGACCGCTACCGCGGTAGGCACTGTCGCGGGCACTGGCCCGGTGTCCATGTCCGACAACGGCACGCAATTGTTTGTGGCCGCCAACGGTCCTAGCTACATTTACAACACCAGCACTAACGTGTTCGCCCAGATCACGGACCCCGATTTCCCCGGCGCGGTGACGGTGGGGTATCTGGACGGATACTTTGTGTTTAACCCGCCGAATAGCCAACAGGTTTGGGTCACAAGCCTGCTGGATGGTCTTTCGGTTGACCCGCTCGACTTCGCCAGCGCTGAAGGCTCACCTGACGGACTTGTGGCCCTGATCGTGGACCACCGCGAAGCGTGGCTGTTTGGCACCAACTCGGTAGAAGTCTGGTACGACGCCGGCACCGCCGACTTCCCGCTTCAGCGCATCCAAGGCGCGTTTAACGAAATTGGCTGCGCGGCCGCGTATTCCGTCGCTAGGCTGGACAACGGCTTGTTTTGGCTAGGCGCGGACGCTCGGGGGCGCGGTATTGTTTACCGCGCCAACGGCTACAACGGCCAACGCATCTCGACCCACGCCGTTGAGTGGCACATTCAGCAGTACGGCAACCTGTCGGACGCCATTGGATACACATACCAGCAGGACGGCCACGCATTTTACGTGTTAATTTTTCCTTCGGCCGACACAACGTGGGTGTACGACGTGGCCACGCAAGCTTGGCACGAGCGCGCCGGCTGGGAAAATGACGCGTTTACGCGCCACCGCAGCAACTGCCAAATGAGCTTCGGCAACGAAATTGTAGTTGGCGACTACGAAAACGGCAACATCTACGCTTTTGACCTTGATGTATACGCTGACAACAGCAATATTCAGCGTTGGCTCCGGTCGTGGCGGGCGCTACCGACAGGCCAAAATACGCTTCTTCGCACCGCG